CAGAGAGCTGGCGGCCTGCGCCCAATCGCCTCCGTGGTTCAGGAGCGTGTAGACCGAGAATGGCGAATAGGCCCGGTTGGGCTCAAACGGCGCGGCATTGGCACTGAAAACGTAAAAGATGTTGTCCTTGAGCGTAGCCGACCAGCCCGAGGTCTTGCCGGGCCGCCGCCAGTATTCATTCTCGCCAGACTTGGCCAGTGTCCAGCCGTGCTGTCGGAGCACCGCCCGCACATCGCCGCGCTTATTGAAATCGTCACCGGGCCTGTCGGCATTGTGCAACGCACAGGCGGACTGTGCGGCCGATGATGGACCTCTCTGGCCAACAACGCCGCTGTGCGGCGGGCAATCGACCACCGGCGGCACATATTCGTTCAGTTCCCAGGCTGTCCGCAGCAGAACGTCTCTCTCCGCCTCAGTCAGCACGGGCAGGTCGCACAGGTCGCCCTGGATCACCTCATAGCCGGGTGTGGGCGCGCAGAGGAACAGCCCGCCCTCGCCACGGGTCTCAATCAGCGTGACGATCTTGTCGCCAAGACGGCGCTGGGTCAGCTTCATGCTGCCGCAGACCTCACGCTCGCAACGGTAGATAGCGTGATATCCGCCGGACGGAGTGCGTTCGACAACCACACGTCTACGCAGGTCGGCGGGGACACACTCAGACCAGGCAGTAAACAACTCTCCCTGGGCGTCGAAATCGATAATCTCCAGATGGTTCGACGCTTTCCCGCAGAGAATGCAGATCGCGTCCGGCTCATTGGCGAACCAAGCGGACAACTCGGCCTCTGTGGGCAGCCTCTTGCGATATCGCTTCCATTGGCCCACCGCCGGGCGCTTCTCGGCCCGAATCGCCGGCAGTGCGCACAGACCGGCGGCACGGTAGTCCATCGCGGCTTCATGAAGGGTGTCCTGCTCCGTGATCAAAACGGAATCTCCTCATCGGGCGGGCCGGCGTAGACCGGCAGATCGCCATCGTCGTACTCGTCGCTGCCGTCCAGGAGCGGCGGGATCGGTCCAAGCTTGTGCTTGATGATGCGGTCGTATTTCTCGCCGGTCACCGACCGCACGGTAATCGCCAACGTCGGGGCAATGCCGCCTGCTTCGCAGATGTCTACCGCCTGCTGGGATGACTGCGGGAACGGCTCGTGTGAACGTGCTTTCCACCAGGACTCGGCCTTGGCACGGGCGTAGCCGGTGTGCTCGAAGCAAATCCATTCGCTGCGGTAGTCGTTGAGGCCGACGCGGTAGTCCACCCGCATGCTGCGCGGGTGGTCTTCCGGTGCATCACGCTTCACGTGGACGCTGTAGTGGACATCCTGCACCTCGTACTCGGTCTCAGTGACTTCGCCGGAGAGGATTCCCGCCGTTGATGCTTCGTGATCGTGCTGCTGGCGTTTAGGCGGTGGAAATTCGTATCCACATTCCGGGCAGAGGCTGTAGGCGGCATGGATCACCGCCTGACACTGCGGGCATTCCTTCGCGGGCGCTTCACCCGTGCCCGTGGCTCGTTCCTTGATCTCCAAGGCGTCGACCGGGCCGTGCCGCAAGATGTTGCCGCCAAAGTCCAGGACCAGGCAGTTCTCCTTGGACGGATGCAGCCGGAAACCCCGCCCGACCATCTGGTAGTACAGGCCCGGCGAGTTTGTCGGGCGCAGCAGGGCCACGCAGTCGATGTTGGGCGCATCGAAGCCCGTGGTCAGCACGTTGACGTTGACCAGGTACTTGAGCGTGCCGGCCTTGAACCGCCGGAGGGTTTCCGTGCGCTCAAACGGCAAGGTCTCGCCGCAGACGAAGCCGCACTCGTGGCCCATCTCGCCGAGCACCTTCTGGACGTGCAGTGCGTGCTGCACCCCGGCGGCAAAGATCAGCACCGAGTGCCGGTCTTGCGTCTGGTCGACGATCTCCCGGCAGGCCGAGCGCACCAGGGAGTCATCATCCATCAGCGCCTCGACCTCACCAGCGATGAACTCACCGCCGCGAAGATGCAGGCCCGACGTGTCCACCTTGCGCCGGCCCGCCTTGGTCTTGAGCGGACACAGGTAGCCCTGCACGATCAGCTCGCGCACGCCGACCTCGTAGCACACGTGATTCAGCAGATTCTCAGGCCCGCAGATCATGCCCGTCGTCATGCGGTACGGCGTGGCGGTCAGGCCGATCAGCCGCACGTTGGGGTTCACGATGCGTGCTTCGGACAGGAACGTGCGGTACATCCCTTCGCCATCCGGCGGGAGCATGTGCGCTTCGTCAATCAGGATCAGGTCGAAGCGATCCAGTTCAGTCGCCCGGCGATAGACGCTCTGGATGCCCGCCACGATGATCGGGTGCTCGGTGTCCCGGCTCTTGAGGCCTGCCGAATAGATGCCGATCCGGTTCCACAGGTCCGGAGCCATCGCGTGGAGCTTGTCCGCCGCCTGCTCGAGAAGTTCCTTCACGTGCGCGAGGATCAGCACGCGACCGTCCCACTGCTGGACAGCATCGCGGCAGATCGTGGCCATCACCGGCGTCTTGCCCCCGGCCGTGGGGATGACCACACAAGGGTTGTCATCCCGCTTACGCAGGTGGTTATAGACGGCGGCGACCGCCTCGGCCTGGTAGGGTCGAAGCTGCATCACCATGTCACCACCGCCGTCAGTGTTGCCGCCGCCAACCAGTAGATGATCCTGCGCCAGTCGCCGGCGGGCACGTAGGCCGCTGCGGCGCAGACGTCAAGGATGATCAGCAGCGTGGGAAAGAGCTTCTGCATATTTAGTTCAGTTCCGGATTGAAGGGGTGCATTTCGCTCCCGCAGACCGGACAACGCCGCAGGGGCAGATCCACGACATCCACCAGCAGCCGGCCTTCGGGCACCACCTCGCGCCGGCGCGTGATCAGTAGGTCGATCTGGCTGTCGTCCTCGTAGACGCCCGCGTGCTGCAGCGCGTCGAGCACGGGTTTTTGCAGGTTGTCCAGGTCACGCCGTCGCCGATCGGGCGGGAAGGCGTCCATCGCCAGCGCGATGCGGCCGCCAGAGGGCGGCTTGCGGGGGCCGTTGCCGCCGCCCCGGGCCAGGAGGGCGCAGACGCTGGCGCGGAACGTCCGGCCCTCCCGGCTGATCAAGGTGCGCGGCCCGACCCGACGCCAGTAATGGTTCACGCTGGGTGGGTACGGAAGAGTCATCACCACGGCGGCCTCCTTATCGCTTCCACGGCGGGGTGTTGCTGGTCACCGGGGCCTGCTGCGGCTGGCCGGTGCTGGCGGTCTTGGCTTCGTACCCCTTGATCTCGTTGGTTAGCTCGCCGGTGTCCTCGCGCTTCTTGAGCTTGACGGTGATCAGCAGCGGGATGTTGTGTAGCTCGACGCTGTCGCGTGGCTGCATCACGCCCACCGCGTGGCAGATGGCCGAGAGTTCCGATCTGGCGATCTTCACCGCCGTGGCGTTGGGGTTGTTGAGGTTCAGCCGCGCCCAGAGGACGCGGTTCTTGAACTCGCCCTCGAGGATCGTGAACGCCAACTGCAGGTAACTCCCGCTACCGTTCTTCGTGGGCTTCATCTCGCTCTCGGTGATGGCGGCGAGGTACTTGCCCGCCGGCAGCGGCTCGAAGTTGCTCGTCGGTTCGACTTCGTGGGCGTTGAATCCGTTCAGGTTTGCCATGTTCAGTGCTCCTTGCGGTTGGTATTCTGCTCAGCGCCGACCAGACGCAGGTGCGGCTGGGCGACGGGTTGCGGTTGCTCGGTGAGGGCCTGCATCAGCGCGGGCCATGAGAGGGGAAGTTCGGCCGGCAGGCCGTAGCGGTTCTTGGCCACGCACGCGGGGCTGCCGACGGTGCGGAGGATGCGTTCGCCCCCATCCTTGCCCAGGCCGGCGGCGATGGTCCGCTCGCGGCCAAAGCCGCCATCCTCGGTCTTGGTGATGATCTTCCGCGTGGCAAACAGCACCGCGTCGGACCACTCGGTCAGCAGCGCTGTCACGTGCTTGTGCAGGCGCGGGGAATAGCGGTCGTAGGCGGCGTGCTCCGGGTCCTCGAACTTCTCGACCTTCGCGTGGGCCAGGAGGATCACGCACATGCCGCGCTGGTTGCGAAGCGTGCTGAGGTCCGCCAGCAAACGACGCCAGTGGGTCAGGGCGTGGATGTAGCCGCGGGCATAGCCGCCATCGACCTTCTCGATGCTGCTTGCGCCATACTGCTCACAGAGCGCATCCCACACCAGGCGCTCCAGCCAGTCGGCCGAATCGATGACGACCGTCTCGAAGTCGTGCTGCTCAGTGATCAGCGCCCGCAGCGCCGCTTCCACATCGGTAAGACTCTTGGCC